TCGCCTTCAATTATATCACCATTCTGTGCTGAGATAAGCTCGTTGATATCCACCATACCATTAGGTCTTGCTAAGAATATTGTTCTTGCAGCTGTTAATGCTCCTTCAGTTAAGGCTTGAGATAAACTTTCAAGGGATTCTAAGTCTCCCATGATTTGTTCTACAAAGCCATGACCATAAAGAGTATTTGTCCATCTTAAAACTAATATAGGTAATCTCTTAACTTTCTTACGTGTACCTTCAATCTCTACTCCATTAATCTCTTGCCACATCTCCCATGTACCGTTGATTAACTTAGCTCCTGTATAAATAGTATATTGAGGGTTCCCTTTATCAAAATTCCAATCTTCAGAAGACTCTTGGATTTTATTCTTAATTATCCAACCTCTGATATATAAAGGTAAAGCATCAAAATCCACAGTCTCTCTAAGAATAATTTCAACTAAATTCATAGCCTTATCTCTCATGACAACATAGTCTTTCAATGAGTAAAGCTTTAAGTTATCTTCCATAAACCACAACGCCACATTACCTGTAATTATTACATGTTTAACAGCTTCGTTTAACACAGGTCTAACTTGAAGTTTGTTTAATTCTTGCAACATAATTGCTTCAGCAATGTTGGTGTAGTTATCAGCATTCTTTATGGCATTAGGAGGTAAAGATTGTTTTACTGTTTCATCTAAGACAAACTTAAAGAATCCTCCAGTAGGCGGGAATAAACTTAGCATTAACTTCGATGCTAAATGATTTACTCCTCTAGCTCCAAGGTTTTGCCATCCTAACTCGTAAGGAGTGTTTTCTTGACCATCTCTTCGAAAGATATAAGGCAGCGTAAGTTCTGCTGCCCTTTCTGCTACATTGTCAAAAGGTTGTCTGTATTGTTTTAATTCTTCAAAACGTCCTTTTAAGGTTTTAGTTTGTTGCTCCATAGGAATACTTTGTTCCACCTTATTTCACCTCCAATTTGTATTTATTAATAAGCATATCTACTAACGCTCGTTGCCCAGCATACCACCAAATCTCTCGGTCATCCCAGTGTTTTCCAGGGCATCTTGGAGGTATCTGTTCATCAAGCCATTTAATAAGACTTTCAATTGTATTAGGAAGTTCATTTACTCTTTTTGTGTTTGAAGTAGTTGATTTGTTTCTCACGTTTTACCGCCTCCTCTTTAGTCTTAAACTTACCTAAAACTTTCTTACCGTCTTTACTATACAAAACATACATACCCCCTTCTCGCTTAATCATGTTTACACCTCCCTAAATAACATCTGCTTCACATCCTCCATCAGCCGAACAAGCATAAGTTTTACTGCTGAAAGATAAGTTAGCAATATCTTTATTGACTTCTAAAGATACTTTAGGTTTCTCCTTCATTTCTTCCTTCCACTCAGCTACCCTTGCTTTATAAGTTTCTTCATCAATTTCTTCATAAGGAGCTTGTGGGTATGTATGAGCCTTTGGTAAGAATGTGATACCTATTATATTTTTATAGTTATCCTTTAACCATTGTTTGACATAGTCCCATTTATCTTCTTCAATATCAATTGTTGCTGAAGGATTGTGGTCAGCCCAGTTTTCCCTTAACATCATATAGTAATCTAATTGTTCTATAGTATCTCTATATTTATGGTTTGGATATTCCAATGGAAATTCCATAACCAAAGTATCATTGTTGTATATATCTTGTTCTATTCTTAATGGATACTTTCTTAATTCAGATACTAATGGGTCCTTAGCAGCTATTCTTAAACGTCTTATGACATATTTAGCATAACTATTATGCAAACCTGCTGTTGTACCTAATACTTGTGATGTTGTTCCTGAAGGTTTAACTGTAGTTACCGCTGTATAATTTTTACCAATCTTCGCTCCTATTTCTCTAGCATATTCTCTAGCTGTTCTTCTTAAATATTGTAACCAAGTAGCTGTCATGTCAGTAGCATCTGCTAATACCGGATGTGTTCTAAGACCTGTTAAAGATACTCCTAATAATGGTTCAGCTTGTGCATTCAATGACCATGCAGGATTTAATAAATTAGGAAAATCTGTATTATATCCTTGGATAATTCCTAAGATAACAGCTGACTTAACTTTAGCTACTAAGTCTTCTAATGTATCATTAGGCTCTACATGTACTTCTGTTAAATTACAGAATTGGTACTGTCTTAAGATTATTTCTCCACATGGGTTAGTGCCTAACGTATCATCACCTGGCATTCTACCTACAGCTTCTATCTGTTTTAAAGCCTTAGCTCTATTAAAGAATCCAGGCTCGCCTGTTCTGTGTTCCTTCCAATAATCTACTAAGTAATCAATATCATCTACGTCTAACTCTGTGACCGATATATTACTATAGGCTCTCCATTTCGCCCATTCCCAGAAACCATAAGGTTTAAGTTTATAAACATCTTCTTTATCTACAAGAGCAATACATGCTGACCTCCTAACTCCTCCTGAAATAACAGCATTGGCAATTAAATTGGCTATATCAAAGACTTCCTCAGGTGTCCAATGTTCGCCAGGTTTTGCTGTAAAAATTTCAACTGTTTTATCAAACAAGAATTTCAAAGGAGCAAATCCACTTGCGGTACCTCCAAACGTCTTTAGTGGAGCACCTGCTTCCCTAATTTCGCTATAATCAAATGTTGGTATAAAACCTTGTTGTAAGGTATTCAAAAGAATAACAAAAGCATCTCTCCAACCTTCTTTACTATCGTGTGGTTTAATTGTAATTGCAGCAGGAATAAATCTATTTGGTCTCTTAGGTAAATTTAAAGTGTGTCTTTCAACACTATAACCTACTCCCACGCCTAACATCAATAATAATAGCATATCACCAAAGTCTGACCATGTATTAAAATTGATGTAACTACAGTTATATAAAGCTTCTGGATATAATTCTAGAGCTGTACCTGCAGTAGCTAAAGCTCTCATGGAACCAACAATCTTTTTCTTCCTAAACATATCTATAGCTTCTTTGTATTCTTGGTTTAATTCTAATTCTTTTGCTAATGGTCTGAAGTGGTGGGAATAACGGGAGACCGCTTCGTTCCAAGTCTCCCCTTGTTTTCTTGCGTAAGTTCTTCTAAAAACTAAGTCTGAATAAAAGTCTTTTATATTCATTCTATAACCTCCTTTGTCAATAGTTCATCTATCGCATGCTCGTATATTTTTGCTGTTTCTTTTTCTGCATCCCAATACGCCACAAGTTTATTGTTAAATATAATTTCAGCATCTGCTTCAGTGTCAATTAGATTAAACAAGTCCAGCCAATCATCACTTTCCATCCATTCAGCACGTGGATTAGAACTAAACACCGCCAAAGGTTCAGGGCTTGTTTCTTCATCCCAATCGTGGAAAGCTCTAATTTCTGTCACGTTAGAGATAGCGAACCACTTAACATCATTCTGTTGTATTACTTTTACAACCAGTTTAGGTAACAAAATTGCTTCATTCATACTTTCACCTCCCTGTACTTCCAAATCCACCATCGGCTCGCTCAGTATCCAAAGGAGCTTGGCCTTCCTCAAACGTCAACAAATGTCCCCAGTGTCTTAAGATAACTGCTTGAGCTATCCTGTCGCCTTTGTTGATAACAACAGGCACTCTCCCCAGATTTTGGATGACCACTTTCCACTCCCCTCTGTAGGACGAATCAATTACCCCTTGATGAACATGAAGTGCTTTCGCATTCATACCACTTCTACCTGTGATATATGCGAAAAATTCGCTCGGAACATCAGCCCATGACACACCTGTAGAAACTAAAGCTTTATCTCCAGGCTGTAATAAGACTCTTTCATTGGCTCTTAAATCAATGCCAGCGTCGCCTTCTTTATAACGTGGTTTTAACTCTTCATTAGCATAATATAGCTTCACTCTATCTCCTCCTTTATATTTAAAAATTCGTTCCCATACAATATCATTCTGTGTCTCACTCATAATTCTTCACCAGCACTTCATCAACTTTTCCTTTTTTGTCCGCTTTTGAATTAATTGTCCTATTAGCTTGGACTATTGTTATATTATAATCTTTATACAGGTCCAAAATAAAATCTGTCGGTGAGTTTGAAAGTAGAAACTTTACACCTTTTTTATTTAATTTATCACATAATTCCTTAAGCCTTAACTGGTCCTCCTTGCCAAACCCATTTATATTATATTCTGTAAAACTACTTGTATCACTAACGGGATCATAAGGCGGATCAAAATACACAAAACTATCCTCTCTTGCCCCCTTAACTGCTTCTTCAAAATCTCCGCATTTAAAAGTTATTTTAGCTTTATTAAAATAATTATTTACTGCTCTTAATGTAACTTCATTCACAATATTTGGATTTTTATATCTCGCATAAGAAACATTAAACTGACCTTGTGAATTTACACGAAACAAACCGTTATAACATGTTTTGTTTAAATAAATTATTCTCGCAGCTTTTTCTATGTTACTTAATTGCTCATACTTTCTCTTGTCTCTATCTAGTTCTCTTATTTCATAATAATATTCTTCACTATTTTTTCTTTCGTGCTTTTTTAATTCTTCAATGAGTTCTTCAATATGATCCCGAATTACTAAATAAACATTCATCAATTCCTCATTTATATCATTCACTACAGCCTCACTAGGTTGTAGTTCGAATAAAACAGCCCCACCACCTAAAAAGGGCTCATAATAAGTTGAAAATTTCTCTGGTATATGCTTCTTTATGTCTTTTAGTAATTGCCGCTTCCCTCCTGCCCACTTCAACACAGGAGCAGGCTTTGTGTAAAATTTTTCAGTCACTATCACCATTCTAACAGCTCCTTTCAGTAGTCTAAAGGATAAGCTCCATGCTCTGCAGCGTCTTCAAGAGATAAATTCCACCATCTGACATATGTTTCTTGAACGTCATTTAAGTCTTTAAAGTTGTACCAATAACCTTCATCCCAGACAACAATAATCCACCCTTCGCTACCAAAATCTGTGAGATCAATAATTTCAAACTCGTGCTTATTAAAAATATCTGCAACGTAATCAGGGAGGTACTCAGGAAACTCCACAACTCTACCTAAAGCATCTACAAAAGTGTCTGCCATTATAACTCCTCCTTTCAGTAGTCTAAAGGATAAGCTCCATGCTCTACAGCGTCTTCTAAAGTCGCATTGTAAGCTTCTGTATACATCTCTTTGAGGGCGTTATCGTTAGGGATATAATACCAATCCCCCTCATCCCAGTCAATGATAAGATAGCCCTCGTTAGCTCCTAAACTATCTGACTCAAACACTTCTAACACATGATTATTATACATCTCTTCGAGGGTTTTATCGTCAGTGATATGATACCAATCCCCCTCATCCCAGTTAATGATAAAATAGCCCTCGTTAGCTACAAACTCATCTAGAGTAAACACTTCTAACACATGATTATTATAGATAAGTGCTAACATCTCATAGAAAGCAGGAAACTCCACAACTCTACCTAAAGCATCTACAAAAGTGTCTGCCATTATAACTCCTCCTTTCAGTAGTCTAAAGGATAAGCTCCGTGTGCTGCAGTGTCTTCAAGAGATAAATTCCATTGTTGTATATAGAGTATCTTAGCATAATCTTCGTCTGCTAAATACATATAATTTTCTCTATCCCAATCAATAACTATAAAGCCTTTACCATAGAAATCCTTTAAATCTAAAATATCAAAATTTGTAGTCTCAAGAATACCTTCAACTAATTCTTCTAAAGTATCTGGAAATTCTCTAACTTTACCTAAGATATCTACAAAAGTATCGTTCATATTCAAACCTCCTTTATATTTGGTGGTATCCAAAGTATTGGTCTTTGTTCTACATCATCCCAGTGGTCTTGGTCTAGTATAAAAGCTAACCTTGCAGTTTCTAAAGCATCATCTTCAGTCAAACCTGCTGCTTTATACTTTTCAACAACTATATTCCACATCTCAGCCTCACTCTCAACGCCTTCAAGAAATTTTCTAGCCTTGATTTTGCCCACTCTCGGTATTCCCTTATAACCATCGGCTGGGTCTCCGGACATAACTTGTTGATAAAAGAATTGTTTAGCTTCTAAGGGAGTTATATAATATATTTCATTATTTCGCCAATCAAAGTGATAGCCTGCTATCTGTCTTAAGTCTTTATCAGTACTAGCTATCATATATTCACCTCCACCAGACGCAAGAATACCCATAACATCGTCAGCTTCTATATATGGATATATAACAGTTGGATAGTTGTTGATTAATTCTTTTCTAAGACCTCCTAACAACACAGGCTTAACCATATCTTTACGTCCTTCTTTGTAAGACGGAGTTAATTCTTTTCTAAAGTTTCTAAAGTCTGACAAAGCTATTAAAAAGTCATCGGGTTTGGTGTGGTAGAGGATATCATCTATAAACTCCTCAACATCCTCAAAAGCACTACCCAATTCATTATGCATAAGTTCGCCATAGACTTCAAACTGGTTTCTAAAGGCTATCTTAAAAAGTATAATATCTCCATCAATTAGTAGAGTCATGTTTTTTTCACCTTCTCTTTTAAAAGCGCAAGCTCTCTTTCAATATCGCCAGCTTTTACTAGTAAATCTTGATATTTGGTTAGATATTCTATATATCTTTCACGCCATTCTTCAGCGCTTACACAGTCA